CTGTGAAGTAGCGGTTGTCTAGTTGACCTCCATCTAATTCTGTTTCTGTATAGTAAAGATTATTTAGTTGTCCTCCACTGAGTTCTGTTTCAGTGAAATATCTATTATCTAACTGTCCCGCATCAAGTTCAGTTTCGGTGTAATACCTATCATCTAGATTGGTAGAACCAGCCGATGTAACGTGACCCTGAGCTGAGATAGTAATGTCTTGTAAAACATTTCCAGCACTGTTGTTAATGGTTGTGTTTGCACCACTAACGTTGTGACTAATAGTGACTTGACCACTACTCGCAGATTTTGATAAATCAGTACCGACTAAAACGTCAGATTCTATAGCGGTATCAATAGTTGCATCTAATGTTGTTTTGTTAACTCCATCAGATCCACTTACTGGATTACCAAGATTGGTGATTTTGTTATTACCAAGGCTTAAGTCACCTTGCATAGCATCATCACCAAGTGTGCTCATAGCGTTGTTGTCAACTTCTTGAGCTACATATAAAATCTGGTCTATGTTGTCGTTTAAGTCTTCTGCTTTAATTGCAGATCCGGGATAAAATGTCGCCTTTTTATTGTCGTTATCTGTATCTCGGAATATTAAAACTACAACTCCATTAGCTGGAGCTGTATTCATTTGTACTGTTGTAGCGTTGGCGAGAGAGTATGCAGTTGTCGCTTGCGTAACACCGTCAAGTTTAACCTTGACGTCTGTTGTCGCTAAATATGGAAATGTAAATGAATATAGAACGGTTGAACCGTTCCCTGTGTATTGGTTTTGTGTGACAGCCATTTACGCTAAAAAAGTTATTTGACTGAGTGGATATTTATTTGGGTATGTTTTTTATTTTTTCTATAGCTTGTTTTGTTTGATTTTCAGTTTCGTAGTCTCCTCGTACTCTTGCTCTATCTCCAAGTAAACCAAGTTCATGTTCCTCAGAAAGTATTGCTGCTTTTGTACCAGACTCTTCATCATGTAATAAAGAAGTCCAAGCTCTACGTTTTGCGTTTCTAAGAATGTTTCTCAATTGATCAGCATGTAATGTATTACGTGGTTCGTAATTCTCACCAGCTGTTCTATCTTTTTCCATCTCAAGGATGGATTGTTTCATCTCAGGAAACTTATTAAAAAATTCAGTTATTTCAGCTTCAACATTTTCCTGTCCCATATAGAACTGGAACTTAGATTTAAGATCAGGATGACCTTCTAAATTCTCACCATTAGGTCCAGTATTAAATGTCTGTTTTAAATTAACTCCACTTCTATATAGGAGTTCTCTCGTTTCATTAGAAGTTCCAATGTTTACGTTAAAAGGTAATATTGCGTTAGTAAGTCTTGTAATAGGTTGCCAGTCTCTTAGTATTTCTCCATTTAACTGGTCATACCTATATGGAAGCATTTGACCTTTTGTAACTACATCAGCCCATAAGTTTCTATTACCTATACTTTGCCAGAATCCTGATTCTAATTCACGCATACCGGGAGAAAGTAATTTACCAATCTCGTTACGCATAGAACCAAGTGGTATCTGGTTATTTACAAAGTTAGCTGCAACTCTAGGAGCATCAGCACCTTGAGATGTCATTAAATCTGACAGTTGTAAGAGACCAGCTAAGAATGATTTATTAACTATGTTCGCCTGTAAAATATATGAAACCTTACCAAAGTTATTGCCAGTCCACTCGTCTCCCATAACTTTTTGAGAGTCGACTATATCAGCTACAAACCCAAGGATTCCATTAAATGGTTCTAAGGATTCATAACTAACATAAGAATCACCAATTTTTATTGATCTGGGTTGCCAACCAAATGATTGCCATGTATTCCTTAGACCTCTATCTGGTGGTCCATTACCTGTAATATTTCCGTTTAGTGCAGCCCATGCAACCATACTTGTAAAGCCATAACTTATAGCCTGTCTTCCACGCATAGTAGCTTTTGCTATCTCATGATCACTTGCTGTTTTAATTCCATACTGTAATAAGTCGGGATGGTCCCAAGACTTACTCATGATGTCAGAATGTTCTTTAATAAATGAGTTAAGAATAGGTGTGTACTTTGATGTCATAGTCAAAGCGTTAACACCAGTTCTTGCGAACAGGAAGAAAGGTCTAAAGAATGGTGCTTGATCAAACATCTTGTCTAATGACTTAGCAAATCCTGTTAGTTCCTGAGTAAGCTTTGCTTCATCAGCAGCAAACTTTGCCATTTCATCTGTAACACGTCCATCACCATCAAATACTTTTCCTTCAAAATCAACTTCAGCTGCTCTGACTAAATCATCTAGATCTGCATCAGATACAACTAACCCTTTATCATTTACTTTCTTATATACGTTTTCAAAAGCAAGTTGTCTTTGTCTACCTCTACCAATGATTTGGGTAAAGAAGGTATCCATAGATCTCATCACTCTAGGACCATAGTTAAAGACAGGCATTTTATTAATACCTCTAAGACCATCAGCAAACTTAGCACTAGCTCTATCGCCAGCAGTTCCATAAGTAGCTGCCCAAGACATCATCTGTTCCCATTCTTGGTCTTTCTTATTTTTTATATATCCTCTAAATCCTTCTTCATTCATGTTGTAAGACTGGAAATCAGCTACAGCTTTACGCCATGCTTCATTTCTAGCTTCAACCATTCCACCTATATTTTGGAATGCTCCTCTCATTACAGTGTCATCAGATCTACCGATAGCACCAAGCATGGTAGCAACAGGACGCATAACAGTTCCCATACCAGTACCTACTAATGCACGTACAGGTGTTTTAGGACCAGACAACATAGAGTTAACACCCATCGTCATCATCTCGTTTAGTATTGCGTTCCTTTGATATTTATCACCTTGCTTATATCCTCTGAGCTTACGTTTAAAAAACTCATTAAAGTCTTTAAATGTTTGAGCACTACCATTACTTTCAGCAGTGAAGTGAAGATAACCTTCTAATAATGAGTTATCAGGATCATTCTTCAGTACTTCTTTAACAGCAGCCATCTCAGCAGCAGCTCCATCAGATGCTCTAGCAATAATTTCTTTCTTACCAGCTCCATAGGATCTAAGTTCAGCGGAACTAGCTAAACTCGATTCTTTCCTAAGTCTTCCTAATGCTGAATGCCTAGCTAATATTCCATCTAATAATGAACCATTAGCAGATACATCTATCTTGTCAGCAACACTAAGTGCAGCTTTAGATAAATCTCTAGCTTCAAATAATAATTGACCTCTGATTAAGTCAACAGCTCTAAGCTGCACAGGACTTAAATAATTAACTACTTCACCATCAACAAGTTCTGTAGCAGCTCTTGGATCTCCAATAAATTTAAGGACATCATCTTCTGGTATATCCATCAATCTAGAATGACCTGAGTCATCCATAAATTTTAAAATATCAACAGCTGTTCTTTTAAGGTCTACATCTAAAGCATCGTTAGTCACTTTGCTAGATAATCTTTGAAAAGATGGACTAGCTTGTAGTGTTTTACCGAGAGCATTAATCTCTTCTAACATCACACCGGGAGCTGTATATTCAGTCCTACGGATGTTAGCTTCAGTCAATGGACCTCTAGGAGAACCATACTTCTGAGTAGGATTATTACGAATCTCGATCATATCCCTAACACCCTCAACAGGATTATCTGTAGAGCTTAGTGCTTGGTTATCAGTTATATCTCCACCTTTATAGTAAGCAGGGTTTTCTCTAGGCTTACCAGATGCAACATCATACTCCAGTTGTTCTTTTTGGAGTTCCATGTTTGCTTCACCTTGCTTTCTAGCTCGTCTAGAAAAGTCGTAGTTAGGACCAAAATCAATCTCATTCTTTTCAGCAAACACAGACATCTTTTGTATCTGTAGTTCTGGATCTAATCTTTCCCAACCTTTATTTCTTTTAAGAAACTGTGCTTTTGGTAGTGGATCTACTCCAGCTTTTTTAGTTTTATTAGTGTATTTACGATATTCAGCTTTATCGTAAGCTGCTTTAGCACCTTTAAGTACAGCAGCTTCTTTAGCTACATTATCTATTTCAACACTTTCATCTAAAGCTTTTAGTAAATCATCTTTATTTCCAGTAATTGCTTTCTGTGATTTCTTAGCACTTTTACCATAAGCTTTGACACCTAAACCAACGGCTTCAAAAGTCACATCCATTAATCCGCCTAAACCTAATCCTTCACCCATGTTGTAAAAGGACTTCATAGCAGGGGACATAGTTTCAGTCGTTGCTAATGGTTCTAGTATTCCAGCTTTATTAGGAAAGGTATCTACAAGAACCCTAGCCATGTTGGTTTCCTGTGACTGGTTACTTACTAAATCGTAAGTTGCACCAGATACACCAGACATTCCAACTCGACCTAATCTTGAACCTTTAGCTACAGCAGCTATTCCTTTAAGTCCTCTAGCACCCCAAACTAATTTGCCAGCAGCAAGTGTACCGCCAACAAATTCAACACCAGTTCTTAAAAACTTACCCCATCTTGTTTCAGTAACAGGGGCATTCTTTATTAATAGAGGAGAGTCATACTTCCATGGGTTACTAGGATCTGTAGGTTGATAAAACCTTTTATCTAATAACTTAGGTAGTGATACAACACTGTTGTAAATATCAATACCACCACCAACTACTGCATCAGCAACTTCCTGTGCATTCTCTTTAAATCCAAACTTCTTTGGATCTGTAGGAGCACTGGGTTGTTCACCACTAGCTTCTGGAGTAGGTAACTTCTCTTCTAATTCTTTCTCTTTTTGTCTTTGTATAGAACGCTCATGAAGGTCATAGCGTCCAGTATTATAAGAATCCATTAATCACTCTCCAGTTCTCGTCTCATATCGTCAGTAAATTGGTAATAGTTAAAACCTTTTAAAGCAAAGTCAGCAGCAAATATATTTGATTTAGTCTCATCTACAACTTTCCTAGTCTCTGTAGGTCTAAGACCTCTGCTAGTTTGTTGTAGTTCACCAGAATCAACCTTTGCTTTATTAGCTTGAATACTTTGTCTTATGCGGTCAAATAAAAACTCTTGTGGGATCGAATTGACATTCTCCATTTGACTGCC